AACCGTTAAACTAGTTGCTACTTCGAAGTGTTGATTATTAATAAAATTAATAGCATAATTATCGCAGAACCCCGAAACAGTTTTGTAAATACCCAAGTTGTCAGGTTTAAATTCTATAGGTAGATACCCAGATTGAGCTTCGAAAAAGTTAGCTAGCTTTCTAGCATTAGTCTCATTGACTTGATACTTTAAGGAAAACCTCGCCACTAAACTATCGACAGAAAGAGGTATTAAATTATAATAAAAATCATCAGTGACATAACTATGATTCTTAGCTTCGAACTCTACAGTAGATCCATAAACTGGTGTAAGATAAAGACCCGCGAGTTCTGAAGGTGCAGCTATACCGCTTATGTTGCGATCTCTGTTGTAAAATAAGTCTTCACTCATGAGTGTCCAATATAGTTAAGGGTTAATCTCACAGATCCATCTGAACTACTACTTAATTGTTCAGAAACAAGAGATGCGTTAGGTATTGATAGTTGTTGAATTCCATCTCCCTCTTTAGATGATAATAAAAAACTGACAGTTTTATCTTCTCGCGCATCTAAGAAATTTAAGCCACTCTTCAGGAAAGTGTCGTCAACTTCCATTTGTACCGAAGCGGAATATTCAATAGGATTTACATGCTTCACTTCCACTGGGGTTTCAGAACCTATAGTGTAATAAGGTATTTTATTCGTCGTCAAAGAATAATCAAATCCAATAATCCTATTACTAGTACTATTATCACAAGTAGCACTTATAGATCCTTGGCTTGGAATATAAATAGGAGTAGGAACTGAGCCAGTAGCATTAATGCCACTCTTCATTTCATCGTAAACAACAAAAGATGTATTAACTTTAGGTATAGAGCCGACAGCGCAGTTAACAGAATAAGAAGTTAAATACCCACTATTAAATCCATAAGAAGTATTATTTTTATAATTAAAACTGCCCTTCATAGCCTCAGATTCTCCCGTGAAATCTAGGATAGGGTCTTCATATATGAGATTCCTCGAAAAAGAAACCGTTTGACTTGTAGCTCCTCCTACTGTAGTTACACCACGTACTGAACCCAAAGGCTTCGCAATATTACTACTGTTAGAATAGCCCATATCGAGACTCTGCACTCCCGAAAGCTCTCTTGCGCTAGGACTTCCATCTGCCCCTGCTATAAAGAAGTGACAATCGTAATTTAGTGTTGTTCCGTACATTATGCTCTAGCTTGTCTTAGTGATCCCCCTAGTCTTTTTTCGTCATCTATTACTTGTCTAACCACATCTTTTATCTTAGTCGCCAATGAATTCTGTTGATCGTCTCCGTTACCTTGAGAGTTGGATGACCCATCAGAGTTGACGGTGATATTAATTATGGTTTCTCCAGAGTTATCAGAAACAGAAATAAGTTCATCAAGTTTACCTACTACGTCTCCAGATCCTCCACCACCCCCTGAGTTAAGAGCGTTTAAATTACCTCTACCAATTCTCTGGGTCGCAGCAGCGTTCATGACGAACTCACCGCCAGACAACATTGTTGGCACTGTATCTACTCCAGAAGTATAAGGTATAGAACCGCCTGTAGCTTTCTTGGAGAATAGATCAGTAAGGCTGTTAAATCCAAAAGAGAATAAAGCTGAACCAATAGACCCCAATAAACCTCTTGAAGCTTGCTTCTTTTGTTCCTTAAGCTCCGCCTCTTTATTAGCTTGCTGAGTGAACAAACCAAATGCTGCCTCCTTAGAAGCTTGCTCCCTCTGGAATGCTGGGCTGTTCCTCCGTCCAAACATCGTTAGTGCTGCACTTTGAGGAGCTAAGTTTACAGAAGCAAATCCTGAACCTCCTCTTGCTTTATCAAAGTTACCAGTAGTAAAACCTTGAGTGGCAAAATCTAGCAAATTATCTTTACCTTTCATTGTCTCTTGTCCGTAGGTTCCTGGGGTGAATAACCCTCCCCTTTGCATTGTGGGAACAGCACCTGCATTCAAAGCCGCCATGAAAGAAGATCCGTATTTATTAACAGAACTCTTCTTCATTACGAATTCTCCGCCAGTCAGTAACGCTGGCACATCATCTCGATTACCAGATCCCCCTCTTACTTTACCTCCAGCATTGAATCCAGATATTATATTGTTTACAGCTTTCTGCATGAAAGCTTGAGATAAAGTGTTAAAGAAACTAGAAGCTACACCTAGAAGTAAATCTCCAAGGTCTTCGCCTTGAGCAATAGCTTTAGTCATTGCATCACCTATGTTTTGAGCAAACTGGACAGAAGCATCTACCAACTGAAAAGAAAACTCTTCTTGTTCATTTAGTAATCTCAAACCTTCTACATCATTATCCATCATAAATCCAAAACGTTTATCAAAATTACCATCAGACATACGACCCTTTATTCTAGCCGCTGGATCTGTAGATAAATCAGAATCTAATAAGCTACCGATCCTAGATTCTTGTAATGCTTTAGCTCTATCCTTCAACAGAAAACTTCTATCAGGTAAACCTTTAATAAGATCCGTTACGCTTCTTCTAGCGTTAGCTTCATCAATAGCAGATTTAGCGTTTCTTTTCCTACCTTCTTCTTCTTTGTCAATTTCTATTCTAGCGCCTTTCAAAGCTTCCGCTAGCAATGCAGAATCCACTTCTACATCTCCGAATATTCCCTGTTTACTATTCGGATTAGCGAGTCTATCATTAATAAATTTATTTAGAGATTTTTGATCTGTGATTTTTTGGTCCTGCAAAAACTTCTGTGTAACCTTCACAGGATCTTCGCCTTCAGCTGGAGTCAACCCAATATTTTTCTGATTTGAAACTAAAGCGTTAATCGTAGTATCAAGATTTTTTTCGAATGAATCTATCGCAGCTATTTCGTTATCTATTTGAGCTATTCTGATGTTAGCATTAGCATCAGCTAACGCTACTCCTTGTTGTTGAAATCCCGTTTGTAATCCTCTACCCCTAAGAGATATAGCGTTTTGTAATTTTGCTTTCTCTTCTAAAAGAGGGTCTTTAGAATCTTTAACTTTTTTAGCTCTTAGATTATCAGATTCTTTACCCTCTAAAACCCTAAACTTAGCAGCTTCAATCCTTTCTAAAGTGATTTTTTCAGCTACTCTTAACCTATCTTTGTCTATAGATAAAGCTTGTCCACTTAAAGATAAATCATTTCTTAAAGCTATTAATTGAGAATCTTTTTCTGTAGTATTCTCTTCTAGTACTTTGTTTGTTCTAACAAGAATAGCTTGTCTTTCTGTCTCTGATATTACTCCATCTTTTGATGCTGTTGCTATAAAAGATTCTAAATCTTTCACCCCTTCTGTTTTTGTTGTAAGCTCTCCAGTCAAGTTCACCATAGAAGAAATAGTATCTAAGTTTTTATTCCTATTCGTTTTTTCTGCTTCTAGGATTTTAATTTTAGTTTGCTCCTTTGCTAGATCTTTATCAGATAGTTCACCTCTGGATTTAGCTAAGTCCAAATCGTTTTGAGCAGTATTTATAGCATTATCATTAAGTTTAGCTAAAGCTACAGCAACTCTAATACGCTCTTTAGCTATAGAAGAAGCGATTCTAGCTTCCTTCTTTCTATTATTTAATGCTTTGTCTTCGTCTTCTTTTTTTAAAGCTTTTGAAGCGTCAAACAATTGCCCAAGCTGTGCATTTTGAACTCCAACTTCTCCTGAACCACCTAATCGTCTCCGAATATCACGGGCTTGACGATTGGAAGAGTTTACATTTACAGCATCTTGAAATTCTTCTTTAGTTTCAAATTGCCTCACAAATTTTAAATCTTTTTCTGTGACCTTGGAACCTTTAGTTAGTTTTAATACTTCCTTGTTAGCAACCGCTGCTTCTTTAATGAGGTCATCAAATAAATTTAAAGTAACATCAACTTCAGACGTACTAACATCTCTATCTTTAGCTATTCTCGATAATTGAGCTTGTACTTTACCAGTATCAGCCCCACCAGCTATAGCTGTTGTTATAGCAGCATTTAATGTCTCTTCTAATTTTCCAGCTCCAAACATATCAAAACCTTCAAAATCAAGAGAGCTACCAAGGTTTGCTCCTTGAGTAAAAAATGTTGAAATACTACCTAGAAGAGTGCCTTCTTCATCTGTTCTTTGTTTAATGTTTTCGAGTTGAAAAGCTGATTCTTTTTCAACGCTCCGTCTACCTTTAGGGTCTAATTCATCTAATCTAAATGCAGCGTCTTTTGCCGACTGAGCTACTCTATTCATACCATCAGAAGCAAAATCAGATACTCCACTAAAATGATCAAAAGCATCTCCAGCTATTTGTATACCCGCTACTGCAGCTCCTACATATCCCGACGCTTTTGATAAAGCCCCTCCAAATTTTCCAAGTTTACCCCCACTACTCTCTAAAAAATCACCCACCCCTTGTAAAGCGAATGTAGTCGTAGCTCCAGAAGCTGCTGCAGATGAAAGCGAACTAACTAATTTAGCGGTTGAGCTTTCAGCTCCTGCGGTGGCTCCCGATAGAGCAGTCATTCCAGCTTGAACAGCAAAGATAGTTCCTAGCATATCCCTGTTGCCTTTTGCAGCCGCATCCGCAGAGTCTCCAAGATCACCTATTTGCTTTATGGTTGCTTGAGGTAGTTGAGCAGGTGCTACTGGTATGATAGGTAATCCAGGTGTTTGCGCTGCCCTTTCTGCCGCCCTTCTTCTCTTTCCGCGAGCAAAGTTTGGTATAGCTCCTGTAGGCTCATCCCTAGTATTAGTAACTGCTAATCCCATTGGGTTACCAGAGTTCTTCAAACTAGGATCTTGATTAATTCTAATCTGATTAATGGGTAATCCTGCAGCAGACTCTCTAGCTATTGCATCTCCTAATCCACCAGCGAAATTAGGGATATAACCACCTGCAGAGTTTTTAGTCGGAGAATCTTTTTTATACGGAGAAGCTTTTATTTTCGCCACTATACTATTTAAATTATCGCCACTTAAACTATTTTTAAAATCAGCTTTTTGAATTGCTTCTAACTCTGGTTTTACTGTTTTCGCGAGCATTCCCTTCGATGATATATTCGAAAGTAATGTTTCAATAGCCACTCTGCTACCTAAGTCCCACCTTGTGTTTGATTTTTGGTCTGTTCCTATAGCCCCTTGAAAAGCCGCTTCAAAAACAGTACCAAAAGCCCCCTCCACGCTCCCTTCGTTAAGATTTCTATCTACAGCCTGTTTAAATTTGTCCTCTTTTATTATATCTGGATTAAAACCTAGTTTTTCTGCGTATATTGAAGCTGCTGATACTAGGGATTCTCTTACTTGTTTATATAGTACGTCAGAAGGTTCTGTCGCAACAGGTATAAGTCTTATCCTTTTGTTCTTATGAGTTTTGGTCGTAGCTGACTCGTTCCCCCTTGCGTCAGGATATAAAACACCATATGAAGACATATGTTTAGTCCCTTTACCTACAACACTTTTCTGTTTACCTGCAACTTTTAAATTTCTTAGTTCAGTTTGTGATAAGTTATCAAAGTCTCTGCCCTCTGCACTACCCTCATAAGCTCTTTTTAGTCTTCCTCTTTTTGTATCATCGGGGTCTGGATCTAGTTTCCGAAAATCTTTACCTTGTTTCTTTAGAAAGTTATTAAACAAAGTCATTCTAGGATCGGCGGCGAAATTTGGTATATAGCCTCCAGCCGCTCCAATTTTCCTAGCTCCTGCGGGAAGACCCATAGAAGAAATCATATCCTGATTAAATATAGCAGATCCGTCACCCCCTGCAAAATTGGGGACCATGTATTCGCTATTATTAGCGATCATTGTTCCCTTTTGTCCACCTCCAAAATTAAAGTTTGGTATAGTGACTGGTCTAGCTGAAGAAGGAGCGCCTCCTACGCCTTTACTAATATCTGAGCTTTCTGATCCATAACCAGCTACAGC